CGTTAGGTTCACTTACCAAACGATGTCCGCGTTGCGCGTTCTGGCTTCAGAACAGGCATGCGCGGGTCTGCGTTGCGGAGATAGTTGTTGTCCACAGCTTGCATCTGGCTTGCGGCCATTTCACGCTGGGCTTCCATCCTAGCTTCCACATTTTCGGTTGAGTTCTGGCATAGCAGTAACCCACCGACCTCAATATTGTCCTTAAATCGAGAATCGATATCGGACACAATTTGAAGGTTCGGATGATCCTCTGCACGGACAGGCGTCCAACCCTCACGAAAACGGGACGAAACATTCGTATTGTCTGCGTTACCCAGAGTAGATGTGCGAATCCAGCGATAGGTGATCCCATCACGGGGTTCGGGGGTAGGCAGCATCGAAGGCCTCGACCATGACACCTTGCGTTTACCCGCTTCACGGGTTTCAGTATTGCGTGGGGTACGATCCGTCATCGGTTCATTTCCTTCATCAATTGCGCCGCATATTGCTCATTGGACAGTCCAAGCCGCTTGGCGAGGGCGACTTGCGTCGAGGTCAGTTGCACTTTGCGTGGTTTCTTTCCGCTTCTTGCGGCGGGGGCGACCACGTTACCAGCTTGACGGTGGGGTGCGACTTCCTCAATATGCCCATCGTCAAACTTATCCGGGAACACACGGCGAACCGCGCGATCAATTTGATTGTAATACTCATCGCTTCGCGGATCAACTCCGCTTCTTACAAGCTTCTCATGAAGGCCGTAAGCGTAGCCAGTCATCTCCGAGTCTTGCTCGAACCAAGGATTGCGCTTGGCCCACTCAAGAGCTTTGGCGTCTGGACGCGGCGGCTGCGGTTGGGGCTGTGCGTACTGAGGCACTGGAACCTGCTGCTGGCGCGGCTGCGGGCGGTAGCTGTCATACCGCATCTTTTCAGCCTGAAGAGCCGACAGGCGCTCTTGAGCCTCAATAAGCGCGTCAGAGTCGCCAGACTCGTAAGCCGCCTTGTACGCTGCCTTAGCCTTGTCTAGTTCAGCGGTGACGCGGCCCTTAGCTTGATTGACCAAAACGCCCTCACCCTCTTCAAGGGTTTTGCGGAGTCGATCATTCTCAAACTTGACTTGCTGCGCGTAGCGAAGTGCTTCTTCTTGAAGGCGCGCTGCTTCTTCTTTGCGGCGGCGCTCTTCGTGGTATTCGAATTTCAATTGCTTGATGCGCTTCTGCACACCTTCGCTGTATGACTGAATCTCGTCATCTTCTGGAATCTGAGCTTCAGCATCGTCTGCCCGACGCGGCTTACCGCGATCCGACTCTGGCGTATCGTCTACGACCTCAATTTCGAAGCCGTCATCATCGAATTGGTTCGATTGAACTTTTGCGGACTGTAAAGCTTCAGCCACGGTTTCATCCTCAAAGTCGAAATCTTCTTGTTCCATTGTCTGATTCATGCGCGGCTGTACCCCCGTGGGTCTTCGACAACCGCCTCGACGGTGTCATCATTGATGAGTCGAAACTCTTTCCCGTGAATCTTGAATCGAGTGCCAGAGTACGAACGGAAAATTACGAAGTCGCCCTCTTTGCAGAAAGCGCCATTCGGGAACTTATCCTTGTCGTTATAGGCATCTGGCCCAAGCTTCATGACGAAGCCAATGATGGACGCAGTCTCTTCAGCGGACTTCAAGCCGTCTGGCATGAAGACACCACCCTCGGTTTTATCGCTGATTTCAGGGACGCCAATCAGGATTTTGTAACCCTGTGGATGCGGTAGTTTAGACGCTACACGCTCGTCTGTGGTTTTCTCACCAGTATACATAGTTCTTCCTGCAGTGATTTAAGGTTCACAGTCACCCTGCGCGGACTACCCGCGAAGTTCTCCCAACCCCAAGATACCTTAAAAGTTCTAACTTTCAATATATCTTTTCTCTATGTCTGATAATTCCCCTTCTATGATGCATAAAGCTTCATAGCGGCCAACAACTCGGTTGTACTGTTCAATAGTTTCTGCGCCACCACCCGCAAGAAACTTTTCCAATGAATCCTTAGATTCATCGATTACGCGCTGAACCAACGCCAATACTGTATCATCCATCTCCCTTAGCAAGCTCCTTTGCTATTTCGATACCTAGTTTTGCACCAGCTTCCTTGTCGTTTCGCTGTGCCTTGTCGAGTTCTGTGGCTAGACGCGCACCAATCTGAGCGCCTGCACGCTGGTTCTCAGAAGAAATACGCTCTGCCTGTAGCTGGGCATTTGTCTGCTTCGACAGTGCCTCAAGCTGCAACTTTGCCTCGTCCATCTTGATCTTGTGCTGCAGTTCCATCTGCTTCATCTGAAGCTCTGCTTGCTGCATCTGAACAACAGGGTCTTGCATCTGCTGCTGTGCTTGCTGCGCTGCGGCTGCGGCCTGATCCTTCTGAAGAAGCTTTTCTGCTGCTTCTTTCGCAAGGCGAGACACCTCGACCTCGATATCTTCAGGCAGCGGCTGATCCTCGTTTGGCATTTCCACGCCAAGCATCTTTTCGATCTCGCGGCGGTACTGGAAGGCAACGTGCTCTGTGACGTGAGCGGCCATGGCCTGACCAATTGCTGCTGCAAATGGAGACTGACCAACAAGCTCCCGCATCTTCGGGTCTTGGATTGCCGCCATATGAACAGCAATGTGCGCTTCGTGATCCTGATACTTGAAGACCTTCACAGGCTCCTGCTTCAGCATCATCATGTTTTCTGTCACAGGGTCTGCTGGCTTGATGTCTTCTGGCAGCTTGATGATCGAGCTTGCGTCCTGAATCCCCAGAACTTCCAACATCTGACGGTGCAGCTTGCCCATGTCGTAGAGTTGCGGTGCCTGTTGAGCCAACTGCAGAGCCGCCTGATACTGCATGATGCGCTGCGACATGGTCGCTGCATTCGGGTCAGAGACAGGGATTACATCGATGCGCTTGTCGAAGTCTTCGATGCGGTTGAAGTCGCCATCCATTTCATAGGCATATTCGGCTGGCATGTAGTCATGAATGATCTTCGCAAGGATACGAAGCTCGTTTTTCATTGCTGCATGCAGGCGAGCCTGCACACCGCTCATAACCTTCATGGATCGCTCCATAAGGGCAAGCGTTGTTCCTACAGGTGCCTGTGCGTTGATGTCGCCTACTTGGATATCCGCAACCGAACCAATACGGCGTCCCTCATCAACGATGTTTCCGAGCAGAGAGTAGAGAACCGACGATGGCTCTTTGTAAGGGATAAACGTGATTGAGTCGCGAATAGCGCCACCCGGTACGTCCACGTCCCTAAACTCGCCCGGCATGAGAGGAGTATCGTCGCCTTTAATACGGAGACCCCGAGCTTTAAGGCCAGCAGGTAGGTTCGATAGAGTGCCAGCATCAATAAGCTGGCGTAGAATTGACGTAGCAGACTTAGCCAGTCCGCCCATAATGTGAATGAGTCCCGTACCGTAGAAGCCCAAACCGGGGAGGTATTTGTAGTGGACGAAGTGCATCCGCTTCTTTTTCTTAGAATCGTCCTCATACCAGTTCCTCCGTATGGCTAAGATTTCTTGGGAGGACTTATCGATGGTCACCACATATGGGCGCGCGATCCCGTCTGGATCGTCAAACTCTTCTGGCATGTTCATGGTTACATGCATCTCGAGAATTGTGTGGCGGTCGTCATCCTCTACAACGGCACTGTCCCCATCCAGTTCGTCGTATTTTTCTTGAATGTCGGAGAAGTCGGGCTGCGGATCGGGAAGGTCAATGTCCCGATACATGCCAGCAACTTGCATCTCTAAGATTTCGTTCTTGGTTTTCTTCATGACGTGCGTGTAGCGCGGGCACGTCATCAGATCAGACGCACCATAAGAAACCACAAAGTCTTCTGCTGGCACAAACATTGAGCACGGACGTTCAAGGATTGGGTCGTAGTAAACCTTCTTGAAGGCAGAGCCAGCAAGAGGGAGCTTGAACAACATCTGCTCCATCTCGTCGCGGTACTCGGTCATCTCCTCGGTGATTAGGTAGTTCATCTCCGTCTGGACGCGGTCGGCCTGCTCTGTCTTTTCAGGCGTCAACTTGCCCATGATCTTGGTGCGTACAGGGCCAGAGGCAGGGTATAGCTCACCCATCGCCTGCGCTTGGAACCGGATTACGGCCTCAGTCAGCACAGGGTGGAAAACACCAGATGCGCCGTTCCAAGGCTGACTGCGGTCTTCGATCTTCATGCCAAGAAGGTCGAGACCTTTGACGTAGGCTCGTGCCCACTCACGGCGGGATTCCTTGTCGGACTCAAAGTCGCCAACAAGTTCTGATGCCATGGACTGCAAGTCACCTTCATCGAGAAACTCAGCAAGGTTGGCGTCGTGATCAGGGCCAATAAGCTCTTCAGTGATGCCACCTTCGAAGTCGATGATTACACCACCGTCGCCCGTGTCGATGGAAACAGCGTCAGGGTTGACGATCTCGACTTCGATTTCTTCAGCGTCTGTGTCTTCGATGTCGAAGTCCGACGGCTCCATTTGTTTCTCGATAGCCATTCACTAGCTCCTAGTAGTACTCGACTGGCCTATGGTATTTTGGCTCGTCATCCCAGTCATCAGATTCCGCCCTCACCCAGCCACCTTGCCTGAACCTTAGCAGAGCTTGGGTGGTCGAGTCCACAAAGTCGTCATGCTCCCCGGATGGGAACGCGGCACATTCCTCGATGACCTCTTCAGCCCATCTTGTAGATGGATACCATATTGCACCGCTGGCGAATAGGTCTGTTACGGCATTGACCCTAGCGATCTTGTCCTGCCCGCGTGATGGTGTGAACTCTGTCACAGGAATCCCCATAGCTCTAAGCTCAAAGATCAAGGGCGCACCCGACGCCTTTTTTTCCACGATCATTTGGTCTGGGTCGAACTCTTGGAACTTTTCGTAAGCTGCGCGCTTCAGGTCTGGGAACTCCAGCTTCTCCTTGTAGGCGTCAAGCAAAATGATGTTTGGCATAGACTTGCCATTGGCGTCCGGGTGATAGAACACACCCCATGTCGTGCAGGCACTGTAGTCCGAACGCTGCGTTTTCAGAAATGCCGTGTCCCAAGACTGAATGATTGCCTCACATGGCGGCGGTCGGTCATGTGGCCATTCCCGCCACCAGTCCCGCTTGATGAGTGCCCCTTCCTCGGATGTCGGGTTCTGCTGGTACTGCGCGCTCCACTTGGAAATGGGCAGTTCCGCCTTCAGGGCTTCAAGTTCTTCCAGAGACCAGAACTCGGGCCATAGAGGATTCCCAGACGGCATGAGTGCCGGAAACTCAATGACCTCCCACTCGTCCACACCCTTGCGGTCTGCCGTTGATTTCAGAATCTGCCCAGTCAGGTCACGCTTCGCCCAGCGCGTCATAACGATGATGATGGCACCGCCCGGCTGCAAACGCTGGCGAGGGCCGGACGTATACCACTCGTAGACGCGGTCATAGACTTCAGGGTTGAACTGCCCCTGCTGCGCTTCCTGTTCCGAGTGAGGGTCATCGATGATCAGAAGGTCTGCGCCCTTACCAGTCACAGCACCGCCAACACCGATAGCAAAATAATCACCGCGCCTGTTGGTGTTCCAGCGCCCAGCAGCCTTCGAGTCAGACGACAGGGTGATTCCGGGAAAAACTTTTGCAAAGTCCTCAGACTGAATCAGGTTACGAACTTTACGGCCAAAGCCCACAGACAGCTCTGCAGTGTGTGCTGTCTGGATAACCTTCTTCTCCGGGTACTTTCCAAGAAACCAAGCGGGCAGAAGGTAAGATGCAAACTCCGACTTGGTGTGACGTGGCGGCATGTTGATAATCAGGCGCTTTAGCTCACCCTTGGCAACACGCTCAAAAGCCTCGGCCATGATCTTGTGGTGCCTACCGCCGATAAAGCTCGGCCACATCATCTTCACAAACGCCATGAAGTCATCCTTCGCGGCGGTCTTGTTCTCTGCCTCCTCAAGCTCCGTCAGGAGTTCAAGGAGCTTGGCTTGCTCCTCCAGCGGGAGGGTGCCAATCTTGTCCCGCAACGCGGCAAGATTCTGCATGACGCTCTCCTATGTGGTGGCAGGCGGCGCGTGTGGGGCGCACCAGCCTGCCTGTGAGGGGAAGGGGTGGGAGGAACCCGAACCTCACGGCCTAAGTATATATATATATTCGCGCGCGTGTAATAGTATATATATTACTATATGCATAATGCAGTATATCTCTCTCTCCTTAGAGAGAGAGAATAATATATATATATAATAATATTACTACGCGCGTACGCGCGAGAAAAGTTCAAGGGAACTTATGATCGGAAAAGAGTTCTGTCACACGACACGTTGAGCCAGACATCAAAATTTGTTATACCATCTACAAGCAAACTCTGAGACGGGAGACTCAGATCACAAGGAGGATGTCCAGTGATCGACCCGTTTACCGCCCTGTCGTTAGCAGCAGGTGCCGTCTCCAACATGAAATCACTGATGGCCGCAGGCAGAGACGCATCTCAGGCCATGGTTAAGTTTGCTGGCGCCTACTCAGACATCAACTACGCCGCAGAAAAGGCCAAGAATCCCCCATGGTGGAAGTTCGGAGGCTCCGCTGAAGAAGAAGCCATGAACATCTTCACGGCACAAAAGAAGATTCAGCAGATGAAGCAGGACGTGGAAACCATGATCAGCTTCACATATGGGCAGAAAGGGTTGGAGGAGTACAAGGATACACTCCGCCGCGTGCGAAAGCAGCGCCAAGAAAGCGAATACCGCAAGGCAGAGTTCATCGAGGCACTCATCCTGTGGGCAGTCGGCACCATCATCGTGCTGTGTGCCGCAGCAATGCTCGCCGTCGTCATCTACTTCATCGGCAAAAGCCAAGGCAAATGGTAAAACCCGGCATCCCACGCCCGGCACTCTAGTCGATCAGCCGTAATAAAAAAAATACCCGCC